GAATATAAATTTGCACGACTGTATTCATAATCCTTTTCAGAATCATCTTGATCACTCTTTTTAAGTTGATTCTTTCGAGGTTCAATCTTATCGCTTTCAACGACCTCTGTATCAACGTTAAGTGCTTCCTCGATAGAATCAAAATTTTTCATAACTCTCCTAGATGTCTATACCCTGTGAAGGACTAGATGTTTTACCATCACTAAAGAATGATGACATTTCATCAAATCCAAAGTCATCACCAAATTCAATCGATGCATTATCAGTCGCACTAAGAACACCAATACTTGCACCATGATCATGTGATGCAGCAACGGTGTTATCATGAGCACGGAACACAGTTACATTTTGACCACTGATACTTCTAATCTTCATTATTTCAGTATCAATGATAATTCGTTGATTTGCAGCGAGATCTGTAGTTGCACTGACCTTGAATTTTGTGACCTTCTCGTTCATTCCACCATCAAGAACTGTTGCTGTATCATCATCATAATTTTGTTTAGCAACAGGTGTTGCACTGTATCTAATATTACGTTTTGCAGTCTGGAAGTTATGACTAGCATAGTAATCAACATCAACTTTCTTGATAAGACCTGCTGGATCATCTGCAACTGGCCCGAATAGATATGTCTTTGCAGTAAATCCTAAAGTATAAACGATTGTTCTACGAGTTTCAAAACTACCTTCATATTGATCACTTTGATTTATACTTTCTAAAACAATTGGAATATCTTTTTTCTCACCGATTGAATCTATTAAATTAATTGTGATATTAAATGACGGTTGAAAGTAAGGTACAATTTGTTCTAATATCTGCAACGCATCATCACTCAACTTAGACATAATACTAAGTTCAAATGAAACATTATATGGAACAGGCATATAAACTTTCTTTGCAGTTGTTCCACCTTTCGCAAGAAAAGTCTGTGAGATTCCAGTCTTACGAGTTGGATCGTACTGTATCCCTTGCATCTCAAAAGATAATCTGGGAAGAGTTATTGCAATCTCTCTTTCTAATTCTGGTTGTTGTTGAATTCTTGCCAAAAATTTTTGCATTGGGCCATAGGCCAATGGCACTTTCATGACACTAAAATTTGTTCCACTCGCATCCTTGTGTCGAATGTTAATATTATTAAAGAGAGTACCGAAACCGATAACTGTCTTTCTTAATATCTCATGATAGAAATAAGTACCTAACATATCAAAGCTTTCTAACTATTTAGAATGTTCCAAACGGATTGCCTTCTGAGAAGTCTAAAATTGCATCAGCTTCCGTTTCAAAGTCAGCATTGTCATTGTACTGATTTTGTTTATACTGATCATTTGGATAATCATTTGGAGTATCATAATCCACAGATAAGATTACATACTCTGCACCAGATTCAAGTCCTTTAATTTTTTCTCCAACTTGGAATTCCATCTTAGTTAATACACTAACGTCAAGAGTTCTAGATCCAGCATCCCATACTTTAACTCTTGCAGTTTCTGAGGAATCAGAGGATACTTGAACTGTTTCATTAAAGATATAATCACCATCTGCAATAGTTGTTGCAGCACCAATTGTAATTGTTGGTGCAGAAGTATATCCACTACCAGCATTACTAATTCTTATAGCACTAATTGTTCCACCAACCATTACTGCCTCAGCAGTTGCATCAGTTCCTCCTGATGGTGCGGTAGTAATCGCAACATTTGGTGTAGTCGTGTAACCAGAACCACCAGAGGTAATTGTAACGATACCTACAGAACCTAGAGTAGTGACGCCAGCAGTCGCTATACCAGTGCCTGGCACGGTTACAGTGGGTACTCCTACATAATCACCGCCTGGATTGATTAAAAGGATTCTATCAATAGATTTAGCAGTTCCAATACCTGATCTTGATGTCATGATTGCAACCGCAGTTGCATCTACGCCAGGTGATGTACTGATTGAAACAGTTGGTGCGGCAAGATACCCATAACCATCATTCTGTAAAAATATTTGTTGAACAGCACCAAATGCTAAAGTTGCATTTGCAGTCGCAACGCTACCAACACCTGATAAAACTAATCTTGTAATATAACCATCTGTTTGAACAACCTCATCAATCGCATTAACATTTGTATCAATAACCTCATCCTCATATTCAAAGACCTCACATGTAAGTTGATATGTGTAATTCTTTCTTAATTGGTAGTTTGGTTTTTCAAATTCAACGTATTTGATTTCAAATAATTTCTTTCCTAAAGGTGAAAATAATAAATCACCCTCTCTTGGTCTGTTTGATACATCATAATCATCTTCCTGTTGTTCTAAAAATGGTGCAACAGACTCTTCAAATCTTTCTCTTGAAATTACAAATGTTGCTTCAGTTGTAACTCGAACACCAAATTTTGACAATATATCTCCCTGTCCAGCATAACCATCGACATTCATCAAGTATGCTTCAAGAGGGAAAGCCTGATCGAATCGAGACTCAGTTACCTCTTTCATAATTGTTCTCGATGTCATTAATTTACGAGGAATATAATGACACTCAAGGCCATACATCCTTAATTGTTCATTAATTAAGTCTTGTACTAAACCTTGTTCTCCTTGAGAACCCTGTAGAAAAAACGGATTTAACATTATCCAATCATATCAAGTGGTGGCATCTCATAATCACTTGACATCTTAGATCTAATCTCTGCTAGTTCTGCAACACCATCATCATATATTTGACGACCATTCAATTGAATACCGCCAGGCAATTGAACTCCTTGGAATTTAATTAAATTCTGTCCCCACTGTTTCTTACATAGTGCAGTAAAGTATCTCTTCAAAAACTGATCGTTATAAACTTGAGTAAAATCATTTGGATCTAAAATTCTAAAACAATCAATTACAAAGTGATCATCTACACTTAAAGTCTGAAAATCGGTATCAATATATAAACGATCTTGACGAATATTAAATCTAAACTTCATGTCTGGATTTAATAAGAAAGTAATATCCTCAAGGTAAGTTTGAACCATTGAATACTGTAAAAGATCAATTGATCCAAACTGATATAAGTCATTTAAAAATAATTGATATTTGATATTAAATAAACCATCATAAACTGTATCTGATCTAACTTTAAATATTTGATTAACTCCAATTACAGACGCAGGCATCTGTAAATAGTTCTGGTTTTCTTCAAAACTAAAAGTAGTTGATAAACCTACTGTAGATGTTCCAGTAGTTGTTGTGATTCCAGCATTTTTCTCTCCACCTCTTGCACGACCTCTATCAATATCTTCTTGTGTAATTTTATACTTCAAGTACATTCTTACGATACCATCGTAATGTCTTTCTTGATATACTTGAATAGCATCATCTAACAGATCAGAAAACTGTTCGTCTGCAACGTTGATTTCTAAGACAGGAAAACCAAGCTGTCTTTTTGCGTAATCTATTAAACCATCTCTAGAACTTGGTTGAGCCATTCTTCACCTCTAAGTTGAAATACCTGTTCTGACAAGCACATTACCTTCTATAACTTTAAAGAAAGTAGAACCAGAACTTACATTGATATCATATAGATATCTACCCTCAGATAAACTTCTAGTAACGGTAGACCCCATCGAAAGAGTTATTCTTCCATTTGTATCACCAAGAGTCACACCAAAAGTATTTGCAGTTCCAATCGCAGATTTCTTCATATTACTTCTTCCAGTATAGTTAGAAAAATCTATACTCGAACCAGCAGAAGTCTTGACTGTAAAAGTGGTGTTAAAATCAGCACCAGAAAATATGGTAAGATTCACACCCATTGGAACACCCACATCTGGATCAAAAGTGATTACCTGTTGTTGTGCCATTTTTCTAATTATTTAGTTTTTGAACAAGAGTAGATAGAAGACCTTTGATTTCTCCTAATTCACCCTTTACATTATCAAGGTCTTCTTTCATTTGATCTAATTCACTATTTTTATTTTCTGCGATTTTTTTGCGTTTCATATAATCTAGATATGATTTTTTATCACGATTAATAATCGCTGTGGAATCAGAGTCTCGATAGAGTCCAACCTTTCCCTCAACTGGAATATGATTTGTCATTATGCAAGTGCGATGGCTCTAAGATCTTTAATATATGGTGGTTGTGCCTGATTAGTTCCAACC